ATTCACGTCTTCTGAATGGTGACTTCGGTGAGTCAGGTGGATTAAGAGCAGGTCTATCTGTAGGAAAGATACATGGCTTTAACGTATATATGTCAAATAACTTACCTGCAGTAGGAACAGGTCCGGGTACATCTGGAACTGCTAACCAAAACTCTAACTATGGTGTTATCGTTGCAGGACATAGTTCAGCAGTAGCTACTGCAGAGCAAATCAACAAGACAGAGACTTATAGAGACCCTGATTCTTTTGCTGATATTGTTCGTGGTATGCATATGTATGGTAGAAAGATTCTTCGACCTGAAGCAATCGTAACTGCCAAGTATAACGTAGGATAAGGGAGATATAAATGGCTACTTATGATTTAACCTCTAAAGATACCACTGGTGTATCTTCCGACTCTATCGTGGCTATGCCATCAGTTAAGAATACTAATGTTATGAGAAATATTGAGGCTTACCTTGATATTGATGACTTAGTAGCAGCAGGTGGAAGTTTTGCAGACGGAGACATCTTTCAGGTGTTAGAAATCCCTGCAAATACTTTAGTCATAAATGCAGGTGCAGAAGTAATGAAAGCATTTACTTCAAGTTGTACTCTTGACATGGACTTCGCAGCAGGTGATGACATTATTGATGGTGCTGATATTACATCTACAGGCTTTTGTGCCGCAGGTAGTAATGGTCAGACTAACACTATTGTCGGAAGTGGAGCTTCAACTTACACTCAATTCGTAACTACTACAGATACGATTGATGCTAAGATTGCAGGTGCCGCTCCAGCTACAGGAAGACTTAGAATGTATGCCACTGTTATTGATTTAGCAGGTCATGGTTTAGATGATAAGCCTGATGAAGTTGATAGAGATCAATTAGCTTAAACTTTTTCTAGGGGAGCAGGGTAACTTGCTCTCCTACACTTTATAGGAATTATTATGGCAGAAACTTACCTAACACTAACAAATAAAGTAATAGCAAGGTTGAATGAGGTTTCATTAACTTCTTCAACTTTTTCTAGTGCTAGGGGTATACAAGTTCAATGCCAAAACGCAGTTAATGAAGCTGTACGATATATTAATCAAAAAGAATTTCAATATCCTTTTAATCATGCTACAGATACAGAAGTATTGACAGCAGGAGTTGTAAGATATTCTGTTCCTGCTACAACTAAAACAGTTGACTATAATACTTTTAGAATTATAAAAGATTCTGATCTTGGTATTACAGGTGGAAGATTAAGAATACTAAATTATAATGATTATATAAATAGTTTTATTACACAAGAAGATGAAATAAATAGTACAACAACAAGTACAACACATACAGATAGTGTAACAACTATAACCGTTTCAAGCACATCAGGATTTGATAGTGCAGGTACTTTATTTA